TGTAGTAGGTTAGCCTTTACTCCTTTGAAGAGTTTTTCAAGTTTTCCTGCATAGCAAACGCTTTCACAAACACTAGTGGCACCAGGGCACGAGAAAGCCTTTCCAGCAGGTAGTCCAAATGTGTTAGCGATTGTTGCGGTTTTTCCATTAGGTGAGACGGCATTAGCGACCTTTCTGTCAAATGATCTTTTTAGTTTAGTAGTCAAGGCCTAGGCTCATTTCTAGTGCGATGTCTTCGTTATAGGTTGCAGACATTTCTTCAAGCAAGCAATGTGTGCACTTATCTTCATAGTCATCAACGGCATTTTCTTTGCATGAAGGGCAGGTTGTTGCGTAGTACTCATCTAGTGCGTAGTCGTTCATAGGGGGTCTCCTTTGTATTTCTTTAATTGTATCATTTCGGACTGACATTTCCTACGGTTATAGGATTTCTTTGAAGGCACGGCTGAGGCAGCATTAGAACGCCTTAGTTCCATGAGTCTGCGTAATTCTTCAGGTGTTTTCTTCATAAGTTAATCTTAGCAGACTTAGGGTAAAAATGTCAAATCTTGATCGTGTGATTAAAATCACAAAAAAATTTTCCCAGCCAAAAATTCTGGGAAAAAAAATGCTCCTTCTTAAAGAAATTATATATAGGTTACTCGTGAGTAGATTGAAGTTATCCACAGGTTATCCCCAGACACACCCGAACGGGGCGCCCATTTTTTTTCAGGGAATTTATTTATTAATCGTCATCATCTTCAATAAAAACATAAAACGGAATTGTATCAGTATAACTATACAACACAACTTCTTTTTCACCAAACTCGTTTTGAGTTTCTACTGAATAGTTATCTCCTGTTGAATCACTTTCTAAATAAATAACTTCAACAATGTCATCATTAACTTTTATTAAATCGCCAATCATTAACTGGCTTGGTGTTAGATCATCAGCGTGTATTAAATCCATAGCAATCATTGTATCAGACATTTACTCTTCCTCATCTACTGGGTCAATGAACCATGATAAGTGGTGTTGGTCTACAATAGCATGAGCAGGGGCATGGCTCATACCCTTATAGAATACGCCTTCAGGCATAGCAATAAATCGGTCATAGTCCTCATCATAGTATGCGTCAATAGCGTCAATACAAGGCTGAACCATGCTTAGTGGTACGGGTGGATAGTGATTACCCTGTAAGTGATACGCTATCTGCGTTTCTAAATCTAATACGCTATCTGCTAATCCAATTGCTGTTACGCTTCCCATTATCGTGTTACCACCATTCCTGTTGTGTAGAAAGTTTTTGTGTGTAACTTACCTGAAGGTTCAGATAAATTAACTACTCTGTATTCTTTAGCGTCACCATAGTCAATAAAACTATTAAAGACATTTACTGCGTCAAGGGCATTAGAATAGCGTCCAACCCAAAGTGTATTGGTGTCACTATCGTTAGTGCTAGTTACTGAGTATAGGTATTCGTTCATTAGTTATTCTCCTTAGTGATAAATAATTGGTGTGGATTACAATCGCAAGACTCTGTATCAAAGTCCTCACCCTGTGCCCAAAATTGCCAACCTTGCCCGTAGCATTGTTCGCAATTCTCAATTTCTGTGTATAGTGTTTTCATCTTAGCCATTAGATAGCCCCTTCCTGAAATAAACCTATTTCTAGGTCTAGCAATTCTTTATCTGTTGCCTGAGACAAGTCTATCCAACCTGCCCCCTCATTGTCAATTCTAAAAATTTCTATGTATCCCATTATTAGTCTCCAATTCTTACTGCTAGGACACGATAAGTATCCTTTAAGTTAAGTGGTGCTGAGTAGTGGGGACGAACCTGAACAAGATAACTTTCGCAACCCTCATACCATACATCAGACTTTTCGGCTGAGATAATTTCTCCCTTTAGTGTGCGAGAGTGATAAGTTTTTCCTACAAGTAGGTTTTCTATTGTATAGACATTTGCTGACATTTGCCAACCTCTTTCTTTTTGTTGATAATTCTATCCTACCATAGGGGTCTGACATTTTCGGTTAGACACGCCGTAAGCGAATAGACTTTCTTTTATTTATTTTTTCTTACTATGTAAGTCTAGCCTATTAGACATAAATTATCAAGTTACTAGGGAGTAAGTCCAAATAGTGAGACGCTCAAGCCATGTGATAAAACTCACACAAGCAGGCCTGTGGATAACTTTGTGGACGACACGCCCGAACGGGGCGCCCCAAAAAATTGGGAGCAGTTTTAGATCTTGCTCAGGATTTTTTATTATCTCCAAATTAACTTTTTGTTAATTTTTTTGCAAGTAAACTTTTTTCCACCTGCTAATTTTGTAGCATTTAACTTTTTGCAAGCAGTTCCATTAACCAAATCTCTTTTTTCTTTCATAGCCTGTGCTTGTGCTTCTAGTATTCTTTTGTCGTTAATTTCTTTATCAACCTGTGCACACACAATGACAGCCTCTGCATGAGTCATTTTGTTTTTTGTTGTGTCATTAGTGCAGAACCAAGTTGGGGCTAACTTTTTAGCCAAATCTGCAGCATCTGCATCGGCTTTTGCCTTTGCTTCTGCTTCTTGCTTGGCTTTAAGTTCTGCATCAGCCTTTGCTTTTGCTTCTGCATCTGCTTTAGCCTTTGCTTCTGCATCAGCCTTTGCTTTAGCCTCTGCTTCTTGCTTAGCCTTTAGTTCTGCTTCTGCTTTTGCTTTAGCATCTGCTTCTGCTTTGGCTTTTGCATCTGCAATTGCTTTTGCTTCTGCCTGAGCCTTTGCTACTGCTTCAGCCTGTGCTTTTGCTACTGCATCTGTTTGTGCTTTTTCTGCAACATCATCTTTGTGAGTAACAAAATTCATTGGAAATGTTTGCACAACAGAAGCCTTGCCAGTACTTCTCCAAAACTCAATTTCTGTTTGTAGTCTAATAGGCAATTTTGCTTTATCAAAAGAGTACAATGTCCACTTAGTATTCTGAGCCCAAGTCTTTGGTGAATAGTGTGTGTCAATCCCTGAGTATGGTGTACTAAGTTCCTTGCTACTAATTTTAAAACCTTCTGCATCTATTAAATTAAAATGAAAACTAGCAACAGTTCCGTCTGAAACTAAAATTACAGAAAAAGGAATTTCTATTGTACGCCACCTAGAATTATAAGTTTCTGCAGGAAGTTCATAGGTTGTTGTTAGCACTGGTGTTACAAGTTGATAAGATGAACCATTCGCACTAGCAGACGAGATTGGAATAAGCAAAAGTGTTAAAATAAATGCTATTAGTTTTCTCATTATGCTATTTCCTTTTCTTTTACGCAAGCGTCATAGAATTTACTTTCATCAAATCTAGGATTGTCAGAAGCAAACCACTCACTGAATTCAAAAACTAATTGGTCAAAATCATTTGAGTCAATGTCATCAACAAATTTATTTAGAATTTTTGCAGTTTCTACATAGTCTTTTCGTGTCATCATTACGCAACCACCTTAAGAATTGCATAGGACCCGTTTTTGTTGATGTCCTCAATTGTTGGAAGTATTGCAGGCACTAGAAGGTCCTTTAGCATTCCTTCAAGCATAGCAATTAAATCTGCGTGAGGGATAGCAAGTGCTTGCTTAGCGATTGGATGTGTTTCGTCAAATTCTGTAACGAAGTTTAGAGAGTGTTTAATTTCTACCATTTTTTTAGTTTTCCTATTCTTAGTTTGAGTTAGTAAGTACACGAGTGCCACGAATTGTGCCACTAAGTCCGAGAGTATCGCAAGCGATTTTTACAGATACGCCAACGGGTAATTGTGTTGGGTATTGTGATACGAATTGAGCAACGGCACCTTTAGAGGCTAGGTTGATTTTTTTGACAGAACCATTAAAGGTTTCTAGTGTTACAGTGTAAGTCATTTAGTGACTTCCTTTCGTTTAATTGATAAGACTATCTTACCATTGGGGGCTGACATTTTGGCTACTTATTTGCTAAGGCTCATTGTGATTTGTATCACACTTATTTGCTTAGGCTCATTAGCCAATTTGTCCTTTATTTAGTTTTTCTTATGTAGTAAGACTATCAGAGAAACCCTGAAAAGTCAAATCGACACGCCGTCTATTTTGTGTGATTAGCGACACATTACGCAGGTTTCCCACGCAGTCACACGCTCACACTTTGAGCACTTAACATAGCCAAGCCATTCAGCCATTTGAGGGGTGTTTCCCTGTTCGAAAATTCTATTAGTCATTTTGACCCTTTCTAGTTTGAGAACCTTTCTCAACTTTCTTTATACTAGAAGTATAGCAGAAGAAACCCCAAAAGTCAAGTTTAGACACGCACAAAACGGACATTTTTGATGTGATTTGCGTCACAGGGGGGCGCCTTTTTTTGCAGGGAATTTATTTATTCCGTTACGAATAAATAAAACCCATAGAATAAACAGATCATAGAAAACCAAAATAAAGCATTACCATTTACAAAAAAGTCAATCATTTATTTCTCCATTACACTAGCGATTACATCAAAATCTTTTTCTGAAAGTAAAACAGAGGCACATCCCCAAAGACCTGCCAACCATTGGTCACCATACTTTTCTTTAGCAAGGTTTATTGCTAATTCTCTTTTTTGGTCTTTATTCATTTAGAGACCTTCCAATCTGTCCACATTGGTAGACGTTCTGGGTCAGTATCGTTATACCAACGCTCAATGTTTTGTTCACAATCTTGGCAGAAAGTAAATTGCTCATCTCCTACATTTGAGATAGCAGATTTCATAGGGTTGTGCTCTACGCACTTTTTATTTTCTAATGTTATCATTTTTGACAACCTTTCTTTTTTGTTAGTTATTTTTTATTAAGTTTTTATTAGTAACCGATAATTTCGGTACCATAGATTTCTACGGCTTGATAGACACCCATCACGCCTTTATAGTCACGACATCTACGGCAGATACTATCCCATCCGTCCATGCGATTTGAGCAGAATACGCAGATGTTATCTGTTACGCAAATGTTTTTTTCAATGAGGAAACTCATTGTGTCGATTTTATTAGTGTTAGTCATTTTGACCTAACCTTTCTTTTTTCGTTAAATAACCTTTATTTAACTTTCTTTATACTAGTAAGTATAACAGGTACCACTGACAAATACGAGGGTATAAAAGGGATAAATCGGACATTGTGATGTACCACACATGTGATCTACACCACAGGGGGCGCCATATAGGGGGCGGCCCCAAATGTCCGAATTGTCCTATATGTACCGTGGTATATATCACACACGACACGCCGTGCTAGGACTTGACTTTTAAGACTAACTATGTTATTATACTAGTATAAGAAAAATTAAATAGAGATAAATAAAGGTCAATGAGCCTAGCAAATAAGATAACGAAATGTTATATGAGCCTAGCAAATAAGTGACCTAAATCACACCCACAGCCCTTGATTTTGCAGGGGATAAATGCTAAGATTATTACATACAAAAAGAAAGGTGGTCAAAATGACTACATTAACAAATACATACAAGGGTCTATCACTAGACCAAAAAATCGCTATTGCTGCTCAAATGGTAGTAGATGGAAAAACAGTATCTTTTAGAGGTGCTAGTGCAGATACCTATAACAAGGTTATGTTACTTGCTAATAGAATTAAGCAAGAATTAGAATTCCCACTATGCCCATGTGAGGAGTGTAACTAATGAACCCTTTTACATATATCCAAGATTGGCTAGATGAAAATGCTGATTATGCCCCTATAGGTGCTTTTATTGGTTTAGGTATAGCCATAGCACTAGCCTTTATTTTAGGGGGTAACTAATGAGCCTACCCCTTATTATCCTAGCCATGTCAGTGCTAGGTACTATACTAGTACTTATCCCTACTATACTAGATAAGAGTGAATACTAATGCACATATACCTATGCTCCATATGTAGTACCCTAGCAATAGTAACTATGAAAGATAAACAAATAACAATTAACCCATGTACATGTACAAAAGAAAAGAGATAACAAATGACAACATGCAAAGTGTATAACTGTGAATCAACAGAGTTAGTTTATAGTGGAACAGATGCCTTTATGCTAGGCATACCAACAGAACAGATTTGTTACTCATGTGCTAATAAGTATGCACATGTATCCCGTATTGTCGAGGCTTGGAAAGCAGAGGTTTCTATTGTTTGATTTTTTAACTACACCATTTGATTGGTTTGCTAATATAGTACAGTACTCACTTATATTTATGGCTATTATTATATTAGTTTTAACTATAGGTGCAGTAGTTGCTATACCTATTGGATTAAAACTATTAGGTGTTGCATTTGCTAAGACTATTGTATTAGAAACATCTAAAATAGTTAAAGATTTAGGTATTGCTAACATAGATTTACGAAGCACAAAAGAGGCCCAAAAGATGAAGTCCTACCTAGATCGCAAGGTGGTGCCGATACTAAGTAAATCGAGTTAGGCGTACGGGTACTAATCGTTTAGTGCCTACTAGTACTAACTAGATAATTATCCTATACTAAGAGAGGTAGTGAGTTATGTGCTCACTATCTTTTTTGGTCTTTCTTTCTAAATACATGTATCATACATCTGGACAAAATATTCAGATTTTAGCCTATTTAGGTTTTGAAAAATTATTCAGAATTGTGATATAATGGATTCATGACAGAATCAACCTATGATGGACCAATGTGCTGCGAAGCCTGCACATGCACAACATCTCACAGTTCAAAGCCACCAGTAATAGAGGACTAATATGGGGATCCTAGACAATTTCGAAAATGCCTGGGATATAGATTTTCAATTTGAATCTAAGCCTATACCATCTACTGATAATATGGGAAGACCAACCGAAGACTCTTCTTTGGCTGTAAAATTATTTTCAGAAACCTGTTGCACCGAATGTAGTTGCAAAAATGGATGAAGAACAAAAATTAACTCCAGAGCAAGCACAAGCAATCTTATTATTTCAGATTGAGCAAAAACTAAGGATTAACATTGCAAAACAAGTAGAGCAAAAATTTCACGGTACTTATCATGGTGCCTCACACGACATAGCAAGTTTTATCCGTAATATGGCTTAAGGGTAATTAGACCCATCATGTTGTTCAACATCACCAAATAACTCTGGGTTTAATATAATTGGGCTATCAACAGATCCTCTAACAAATGCAGTAGAAAAATATCTAACAACATCGTTATTGACTTTTCTTGGACCATGCAATATATTACCACCATGCAAGATCAAAGATCTAGCCTTTGGCTTATGGATAATTCCAAGTTCTGGATATTCTATTTCTCCACCTAGATAATCATCATTATAATATATAACGATTCCATAACGAATATAATAATCTAAATCTTTAATCCAATAATCTCTATGTGGCTGCATAGGTTCTTGGTCAAAAGATCTTTGCAGCACAACATTTCCAAAATAGGCAAATTCATAAAAAAGGCTATTTAGGTTTTCATTTATTTCATTAAAGAACTTTGGTAACTCTCCAGGTTTTTGTTTTCCATAAAAGAAAGTACCTTCTTGCTCTTTATCCCACCAGGCAGACTCTTCAAGGTTTTTACAATACTCTAAAACCTTTTCTTGCTGTTCAACTGTTATAAAGTCTTCAATCTCATAAATATCGGGGGAGAGAAGGTTAGCCTTCATTTTCTTCGACTAATTCCCACATACGAATATCAACAAACCCATAACGAGATAGATCTGCTAACTCTTGTGTGTCTGCTTCAATAACAAGTCGGATATTTGCCTCAATGTCAAAACCTGGTTTGTACTCCGTCTTGGCGTTCTCTAAATAGGTCTCTTTAACCTTTTCAAGAATCGGACGATATTGATACTTAGCCAATTACTTTGGCCTCTTGTAATTTATCGTAAATGTTTCCCATCATAAACACAAGGCTTGGCTGACTCTGGTCAATCTGTGCCTTTAGTGCGGTTTCTTCCAAACCAGCCTGGAGTCCAAGTGCTAGGTTATCTCCGTTAATGCTGGCCATCATAATTTGTACTGCTTCGTCTTTTGTCATACCCATTCCTTTTCTTGGTCGTAAGTTACAGAGTACTCCCCTGTAAATATCTCTGCATAAGAGATGATATCTCTATTATACCGTATAACGGTTTCTTTGCCAACTTTATCGCATACATACTTCATACCCTGGACTAATGGCTCAAACTTCATCTCCTGCCCTGCTAGGGCATTATTTAGGGTATCCAGGTAACGTTCCTTTCCATAACGTTTAGATACAAATGCTTGATCAACATAATCAAACCTTGCTTGTGCATCATTCTTTCTTGCAATGTCCGAATTGTCTATTATGTACCTTGTTGCAAAATGATCCATCCGTGTAGACCAGTTTCGCATGTTATCGCTGTATTTCTCCATGTTCTTGAGAGTTGAGTCAGCGAAAGCCATGCGTATAAGGTCTTGTTCGGATAGGTCAGCCTCTATTGCGAACGAAATCAAAAAAGCGGTTGCGAAAGGAAACTTGTCGCTATATGTCGAAACGCCGAAGTGCACATTCGGATTAAACGACTCGACTGACATATTATCTTCTAAGAGTCGCATATGGTTGCCGAGAGATACATACTCTTGACGATTCATATCGCAGTCGACGAACAAGCATTCTTCTGGATTGATCCCGTCGGCGAGACACAAGATATTTTTGTCATACGAACCAACTATTTTCGAACCGTTAAAACGCTCTAGTAATTTTGCGGACATAAAACCATCCATGTCAGGGGATATAATTAAATTCTTAGAATGCTGAAGCGTATCAAGTATGTCTGTTTTCATTTTTGTAAAATACCCCTTATAATAATCTAGTTATGACAATCCAGGACTGGGCTTCGCTAATCGTAGCCATACTTACAATTGTATCATCACTAGGACTTTCAATCAAGTGGCTTGTCAAACATTATCTCAGCGAACTTAAACCAAATTCTGGATCTTCGCTAAAAGACCAAGTCAATAGACTTGAAACTGCTTTGGACGAACAAAGAATTGACTCTATTAGATCTAGAGATCGCCAAGAAAAGAAACTTGACGAAATGTATCAGATTTTGATTAAGCATATTGCTAAAAACGATAAGTAGTAATTTACTATATACTATATATAAAGATAGTTTTTAAAACTATAAGGATATTCTTTTCTCTTATATATATTTTAAGTATACACTATCCCAATCTTGGCAAATAGTTCTAAAAGTAACAAATCGGACATTGGCTATTATAACAATTTGATAACTTTAAATATCATGTCCGTTTTGTACCTTTATGGTATAATTTATTATTGGCTAATACCTTGGTTTGTCCTATACCCACCAACCTTGGTATTAGTCAATTTTTATGGTATAATCACAGTATGCCTATTCATTCATCCCTGACTTTTGGTGCTGATCCAGTAACCATGCAGTGGAGTGTTGTCAGAGGAGATACTGCTACTTTAAGAGTAGAGTTTTATGAAGACAATGAAGTAGATTATTACGATACTTCTGGCTGGATTTTTAGAGCAACCGCTTATGATCAATCTGGAAATGTTCTAGATGCCCTTGAATGTGAGCCTGGTGAGGGATTTGTAGATATTACAGCATACCCATCGGTTACAAAAAATTGGGGATCAAAATACTCATCAATCGTGGCTCAACTACCATTTGACGTACAGGTAACAATTCCAGAATTAATAGAAGACACAGTTTGGACTCCTGTAATTGGAACCATACATGTGTTAGGCGACATCACACCAGGGGGTACACTATAATGGCAGTTATTAAGATTGTTCCAATGCCAGGCGCAGTTGGAGACAAGGGAGACGAAGGAGCCATAGGCCCAAGAGGTCAACAAGGCGAAACAGGTTTACAGGGCCCAGCAGGTGCTGATGCGCTATGGTCTTACAATGGTCAATACAACCCAGGTGCAGGATATGCAGTTGGAGATGTTGTAACATACCAAGGACAACTTTGGTATCGTAAGAATTCAAATGGTGGAAATGTCGGAGACACACCATCACAAGGTTTGTTCTGGGACTTACTTGCAGCAAAGGGTGAAGACTGGACTAGTCAAACATCAAATGGAATGTGGGACACAAACATAAAGGCGCAATCAGGTATTTCTGGTGGATACAGCATAGGACTTAACTTCCCATCAATGGGAACATATACAAAAATGGGCAATGTCGTAAACTTTTACTTTACATATAACCTGTCAGATGAGTTTATGGGTCAGGCATACCCAGTATCGTACAACAGTTCTTCAGACAGCAACTTTTCATTTAAACTTCCATTTCCAATAGCGCAAAGTATTCATGGTGTAGCATCATCCTTTAATGGATATGATTATGCAATGAATAACTATGTTTTTACTGGTAGATTTTTTGGTAGAGTCGATTCATCTCTTCCTGCAGGAGAGTTCAACCAACCAGACGAAGAAGGTTGGACAGAGGTCCATGGAATTGGTTTTACACATGAAGACCCAAATAACAGACAGTCTTACGTTATTCTTTCTTCTCAAGATTTTGAAGATATAAACACCAATAGCAAAAGATGGAGAAATATGTCTCACTCCTGGCCATTTGATTTTTCAGGAACTACAGGACATAGATACTTCCAACTTCAAATCAGTGGCACATACATCTCTGAATAATATCGTGAGATAATGTCTCTATGGCTGTTTCTAAATCTATGGATTTTCCAGGTGCAAAAAAGTCTTCATATGCTGCACAAGTAGAACAAAGTCAAGCATCTCCTACTGTAGATAATTCACTTTCATTTCTTCCAGTCCCTGGCCCAGTCGGACCACAAGGACCTGCAGGTAGAGACGGTAAAGACGGAAAGCCAGGACCTGAAGGACCAGAAGGAAAGCCAGGACAAAAAGGTGATAGAGGTTTTCCAGGAAAAGACGGCCTAAGTTCTTTATCATCTTCAGGACAGCAAGCAGGTTGGGCTTCATACACTAACACTATTGACAAACCAACAAAACTTGGAGTATCTCAAGGAAACGATGGCTGGGTAACACTTTTGTTAGACACGAAAGACAAATCCCAAAATGAAAAATACCTTCCTAAAGGATGTACTAGCCTTTGGAACAGCCACCAAAGAGCCCTAAACTTCCACGGTATAAACGAAGGCTCCCAAGTATTCATAACATACAACTTTGAACTAACTACCTATACTGCCAATACTGAGGTTTGGCTAAGGACGTACTTTGCAAATAAGGATCAGGAGTTTGTACAGTTTGTTGGCTCCTTGAAGTATCAAAATGTTTATAACCTTTCAGTTACCCAAAATATCTTTATCGAAGACAACTCTATGTGGCTAAACGGAGCAGTCCCACAACTTAGAACAGATTTTGATGCATCCGTAATTATCAATTCTATCTACGTCAGCGTGGTATAATAAAACCATGGCATTTCCAGCAATTTATGACTTTAATTACTACAAGGGTGATACCTTTGAGTTTCGTATCTACCCGAAAAAGAACGATGGTACGGTCTTTGATTTAAGCGCATTTTATGTGCCTACAAATTTTGCAAACAACCCAGACGATGTAACTGACACAACAGCGCCATATGATAGTGCCCAGTTTACAATTGCTCCAGTCAGAGGTAGATATACCGTTGTTAATGGTGTTACAACAAATATAGAGGTTACGCCAATAAAGTGTTTTGCTAGAGTTTCAGATGACAATACTTTTGTTCAGTGTGCAATCAGACCAGCAGAAGGAGAGTCTCTTATCGCTGGCACAGAATATGTCTATGACGTTGAAGTAAGAAAGCCAGCAGGACTTGCAGGAAGTGGAAGTTATGAAGTTGTTCAGACTTTACTAACTGGAAAAATTACAATTACAGATCAAGTTACAGGCGCTACGTCTGCAACTAAGCCAGGTGTTTAATGGCAGACATATTGTTATCAAACGATGACTTAACAGTTTTTGGTGGACCAGAAAGTATAAGTCTTGACCTAGATGTAGGACCACAAGGAGATCGTGGAAGCATTATCATTGGAACTCTTGGAGATCCAAGGGATGCAACTGTTAGATCATACATAGTTCAAGATGTTCAAGCCCTTGATATTGCGGTAGACGTAAACCCCAACTCAACAACATTTAAAAGTCTATTTCAATTAGTTGCAACACCAGCAGGACTACAGTGGACTCCAGTGGTTAGCCTAAAAACAGATTTTTATTCTTCTATTAAAACCGTAACTGCTGCAAATGGAAAACTTACAATTCCTCCAATCAATGTAACAGACATTTATCTGTTTCAGGAAAATAGTACCGTAGATTCTTCTAACTTTAGCGTACAGTATTCTATATCATCACCAGACTCTGGTGGTCCACTAGCAACAACCTTAGTTGTAAAGGAATTAACAGATGGACCAGGATTTTTAGCATTACCACTTGAAATAAAGGGTGTAGAATATGATGGAACGGCATGGGTCCCTATAACGGGCACTAAAAACGTCCACCTATTTATTACGGTGGTATAATGAAAAAGGGTGATTTATAGTGGCAGAAGAGAATATTGACAATACCGTCGGTGGTACTGGGCTCTTCAATACCAAAATCCCTGGACTTTCAGATGCAGCCGATATTCAGGCAGCCCTTAGACTTTATCACTATGGAACATATACCTACGACGGTGCAAACACAAACCCAGCGATACTTCCAGTACCGTCTATGGCAAAGCATCTTCAAAATCTTGTCGAAGCAGATGCAGCAGAAATAGTAAATAGAAATGCTGCTATTGCTGTAGAAACAGCAAATAGAAACACTGCAATTTCAAACCACAATGCAGCAACCACAAATGTCCACGGTATATTAAACACAGCACTCCTTGCAACAAAAGAGTATGTAGATACAGAAATACTAGATGCAATTGATGGTGCAACAGGCGCTTATTCAGAACTTGCTGGAACTGGTCTTGATTGGAATTCTGCTGATGACAGGTTTGATGTCGAGCCAAGAATTTCAAATGTTAATACCTTAGTAACAAAAACATCTGACTTTACTTTAGAGTTAAACGATGTTTCAAAAACAATACTAATTGATTCTTCATCTGCAGTAACTGTTACCATTCCAACTAATGCAAATGTTGCAATTCCAGTAGGATATCAATTTAACTTAATAAGAATTGGTTCTGGCTCTGCAGAAATTAGACCAGCCACAGCACCTATATACTTAAAGTCAAAAGCGTCAAACATTGTAGGTGGACTTTCTTATACTCCAGTTCCAGGAATGCCAACACCTCCAACATCTTTGCCATTTGTTGGGCAATATTCAAAAATAACTATCTTAAAAATTGATACAGACATTTGGGTTGCATATGGTGATATTGACGAAGAATCAATTGTAAATCCAACACAGGTAACGCCTGTAACACCTGCTGTAACACCTGCTGTAACACCTGCTGTAACACCTGCTGTAACACCTGCTGTAACACCTGCTGTAACACCAGTTACTCCAGTAACACCTGTAACCCCAGTTACCCCTGTAACACCAGATGTAACCCCTGTAACTCCAGTAACTCCACCAGTCACACCTGTAACTCCTCCAGTAACTCCAGTTACACCAGTTGAATGTGGAGAATGCGAATCATATACAGAAACTGCACCAACTTGTAACGGAGAAGATAGTTACGTAGGTATTTATAGTGGAACTCGTAAAACATGCACCGATGGAAGTTTTGTTATTTGTACTCAGCCTACCCTTACTGGATTTGGTGAATGTCTTGCCACTAACGTAAGTTCTTGTGGTGGGTCAGGTGGCTCAGGCGGATCTTGTACTCCTGCAGTAACACCAGTAACACCAGTGACTCCTCCAGTTACCCCTGTAACTCCACCAGTAACACCCGTAACTCCTCCAGTAACTCCAGTTACACCATTTGAGCCAAACTGTAATGATGTAAACACATTAGGATCTGGTGATTGTGCTGCTTGTGGACTAGTTTGGTCTCCAGTGTTTGGAGAATGTATTCAGCCAGAAGTTACACCTTCTGTAACTCCTGTAACTCCCCCTGTAACTCCAGTAACTCCACCAGTCACACCTGTAACTCCTCCAGTAACTCCAGTCACACCACCTGTAACTCCAGTAACTCCAGTTACACCATTTGAGCCAAACTGTAATGATGTAAACACATTAGGATCTGGTGATTGTGCTGGTTGTGGATTAGTTTGGAACCCATCATTTGGTGAGTGTGTTGAACCTTCAGTGACACCTGTTACTCCAGCAGTGACACCTGTTACTCCAGCAGTGACACCTGTTACTCCAGCAGTGACACCTGTTACTCCAGCAGTGACACCTGTTACTCCAGCAGTGACACCTGTAGACCAGTATGGTTGCCCTCCAGGATACACATGGAATGCATCATTTGGTGAGTGCATAGTAAGTTCAGTCACACCTGCTGTAACACCAGCAGTAACACCAGCAGTAACACCAGCAGTCACACCTGCTGTAACACCAGCAGTCACACCTGCTGTAACACCAGCAGTCACACCTGCTGTAACACCAGCAGTCACACCAGATGAGACTCCGTTCTCAGCCTTCGGAGCCTTCGGTGCATTCTCAGCCTTCGGAGCCTTCGGTGCATTCTCAGCCTTCGGAGCCTTCGGTGCCTTTGCTGCATTCGGTGCATTCGGTGCATTCGGTGCTTATGGCGGAGGCCCAACACCAACATCCGTTGGCCCAGATACCTTGATTTTGACAACAACTGGATATGTTATGGCAAAGGATCTTAAGGTAGGAGATATTCTTGTTTCAACAGACGTTCCTGGATTAGGAATGTCATTTACAAAGCAAGAAATGATAGCATGGACCAATGATCCAGAAAATCTAACAATTATTCCAGATAAAACAACAACAGTTAAGATGGTTGGACTATCAAATGCTCCAGTTGTTGTAATGATAAATGGTGAAACATACTCAGGCACCCATCATTTACTTACAAAGAGAGATGACGTTGCTCAGATGATTTTGTCCGCAGACCTTTTGACCACAGATAAATTATGGTCTACACAAACAAATACATGGATTGATATAGTTGATTTAGTTATAACACAACTTGATCACCAGGTTGTTTCTATTAACTGTGAACCACTAGATATTTTCTTTACAGAAAACTTCTTAGTCTATGATGGATACCAAATAGACTACCCATTGCCTGACTCAGATCCTGTGGTAGAATAATATATTAATGTGTTTTATTTTTAAAAATAACGGAAGGTTAAAATTATGGAAAAATCTGATAAGGAACCAAGAGACGTTAAGCCCTGGGATCTCATAAACCCAAATAGTGAATGGGCAACCGAAGATGTTTCATCTGAAAGATATTCTATCTGTAAAACATGTCCAGAATTAATTAAGTTAACAAAACAATGTAAAAAATGTGGCTGTTTTATGGCTGCAAAAACAAAACTACAAAAAGCAACCTGTCCAATAGGAAAATGGTAATGAATAAAAAAGAATTAGTTCCAGGTATTGTTGTTTATTCTAACGCCATAGATTACGATGGCTCTTTAGTTATTGACATAGAAGAAGGAATGTCTAGTGCAAAAATAGACTGGCAGTTGGCTGGTGTAAAATCAGGGTACGAAGAAGCCAAAGAAAATAAAGAACTTAGAGATACTTTTATAGTGCCAGTTCCATACAATGACCAAGAGATAAAAGAATTTGCTACTTTAAGGGATGCATTTTTTTCATCTCTTTCAAACCTATTTCTTGAAAACCTTGGTCCACTTGAAAATGATTATAAAGTTGGATATGGGCTTTCTACAGACTGGCATGACCAATATAGCATATTAAAATACGGAGTAGGTCAAAAATTTGTTAATCATATTGACGACCATAAAGATTATCATAGAAGGATGTCAACAATATACTATATTAATGACAACTATGAAGGTGGTGAGATTGTGTTTCCAAGATTTGGAATAACATACAAACCTGCAGCAAACGATTTTATTGTTTTCCCATCAACATATGTATATAATCACTCTGTTCTTCCAGTTATTGAAGGAACACGGTACGCAGTAGTCAGTTGGTTAACATAATGATAGATATGGGTTTGGTTGAGCAAGCAAGGTTAGAGAATAGAATTCATATATTCAAAAATGTTTTTACAGACTTGCCATCACTAGACACTATAATGTCGGTAGTCTCAAATTATGTTTCCGAAGATTTAAAATCTTTTCCAGATAGATCATACCTTTTAAATGATTTTGTTGAAGGAGAGTCTTCTGACATGAGGCTAAAGTGTAGATTTTGGTCAAGAATGGCCTTTCAACTTTATGACACACAAGATCTTTATATGTCAATAATTCCAGAACTTGCTCCAGTAACTCAGTGGGGGCTTTCTCAATACCCAGAAGAAATATATACTGGAAACTTTTGTTTAGTATCTTTGATGAAAAATAGGGGAGTAGTTGGAAGCAAGCACAGAGACTACGTTGATCAATTTCAATGGGTAGTTAAGGGTGAAATGATTTGGCGTACTGGAGAGAACTTAGAGAATGAAGACCATGTGGTAGAGGGCGACTTTATATTTGTTCCTAAAAATCTTGCTCATGAGGTTGAAACAATAAAGGCTCCAAGAGCAGCAATAAATCTTATTTTAAGAAACTAAAAAGCACCTACAGTTTTACCATAGGTGCCTTTAGTTCTTATAATTTACTTGGGAAATTTAGACATCCAGGATTTAGTCCTTGGAGTCATGCCTTTCCAGGCAATCCAGTTTTCTCCACCATTACTCATGTGGTATGCAATCTGTGCATTAAGGACTGGGTTAAAAAGTTCAGCATTTGCAGATAACTCAAACTTGTCTCTACGATCAGGACCAAGGGAGTCAATCATATTAATCTGGAATATTCCGTATGAGGAGTCTCCAGTGCTTTCATTTCCGTTAAAAGCCAATGGTCGACCATTAGACTCCTTCTTTGCTACAGCCCAAGCCTCAATAAGGTTTTGGCCTTTGAAGCCAACTAGGGATAGCATCTTCTTTAGTTCTAAATCTGTAAGAGATGTCTTGTTTGCAAAACTCTCCAACATTTTTTCCTTAGAAACCAAAAAAACCTCTTTCGAGGTTGTTTCCGCTGACTGAGCCTGTTCAAGGCTAAGGTTATTTTTCGTGCTTAGTTCTGGGGTAGCATTAGCAGCATTAGAAAATACACTGACAAGTGCCACGATACTGAGTGTGCTAATGATCTCTTTGTTTCTTTCGATAAATTTAATCATAGTTTCCTCCTTAGAAAACAATAACACCCTGGTAGGTGTTACTACCAAGTATAACATAAAATTATGTCAAAAGTCAACTTTATAGGGTGGTATAATAAATATTATGCCTGTATCATCATCTAACTATCCTACCATGAAGTATCCTATTGCTTCAGATCCCGTCAATGTACACGGAGATTTTAAGGTATTGGTTGATGCTTTAAATAATATTTTACCACCATTGGGAATGACTAGTGTTTCTTCTCCTGTAAGAAATAATAATAGTTCTACATTAATTGCTGGAACTCCCGTCTATATTTCGGGAAATGTTTCTCATGGTGGACAGATGAAAACGACGGTAGAAAGATATAACCCATCAAGTTCAACCCATAACCCAGATTCACCTATACTTGGATTAATACAAACAGGAATCCCTGGATTAAGCGATGGTGTTGCAGTTGTTTCTGGAGTGCTACAAATGAATACAACAGGACTTGGATCTCCTGGAACTAAAGTTTATATAAACTCTAGCGGAGAACTTGTTGGTGGAAGACCTTTAATCGGCCCAGCAAGATATGTTGCCGTAGTTGCAGTTCAAGGAACACAAGGTTTGATAGTTGTTCAGACAAAAGGCAACGGTACATGGGGAGCATTAAAAGACGGATTGTCGTGATATAATAACATTATGGCAACTTTTAGAAACCAACCCACAGACTCTTATGCACTAGGTGCAGCACCACCAGAAATTCGTTGGACAGTTGTCCGTGGAGATTCAGCAGCCTTTCGTGTTTATGTAACTAACGATGCAAGAGAGCCACTTCTTCTTGAAGACTGGGAAGTTGCTATGGATATCTATAGACCTTCTATTGATGATGTTGTTTTGTCTTTATCCCCTGAGCCAATTGAGTTTCAGGATGAAGAAGGAAGTTTTACAGTTAAATTAACATCTTCACAATCTCAACTTCTTGAGACAGGAGATATCTTCGACATACAACTCACAGAACTTCTATCAGAAGGCAGAGTTTGGACGGTAGCCAAAGGTTCAATGGTTATCCTTGAAGATGTAACACAGTAATGCCAACACACCAATTAGCGCATGCACAGATAGCGGATCTTGATTTAAGAAGAATACGTATAGATCATATTCAGCCAAAAGCAAGAGTTCAAGAGGTTTTGCCATTTAGAGTTAAGTTTACAAACGTAAGTGTGTTTGGATATTCTAAAACAAATCCACCTCCAATCCCATTACAGGTTATTGGCTATAGCAACTACATTCTTTAATAAGATTATTAAAAGGGGTGTTATAATTACCACATGGCTAAAGTATCCATTCCAGCAGTTAAGAGTCTATTCCAAACAGGTGATAGACCAACTCAAGAAAATTATGTAGATTTAATCGACACCGCAACTGCTCAGTCAACAGACTTGGGCTCTTCAGGTAATAATGAAAATACAATCAATGGTATTGAGAACTTAACTGTTGTTGATAACTTTGACGCTACAGTTTGGCGTATGGTCAAGTATATTGTTTCAATAT